TCTAAACTGTCTTGAAGATTAGCATCTTTGATTATTTCAACTTGATCAGCAATCTCTTGTGCGCCACCATCTACAATTGATTCAATTTCAGCTGTTGAAACAAGCTCTGTTGCCATACCAACCAACGCACCAATTGCTGCTGTTTTAGCTGACTTACCAACTGCTGTTGAAAGGTCTTCACCTTGTAATAAATCTTTAGTTGCTCTTGTAAGGAAACCTGCTACTGCACCACCTAGTGGTCCACCTGCAATTGCTGCTGCCGCAGTTAGAATAGCAACTGCTATACTTGCTTTGCCTGGATTGGCTTTTGCCCAATCACTAACAGCCTTAACTGCTTTAACAACGTTGTTGTCCTTGTCACCTATCTTTGTTTTTAGTTCAGCAAACTTGGCATCTATGTTTTTAACTGGTCCTGTTTCTTTTGCTGCTTTACCTAGTTCATTAACTTTGTTGTTGATCCATTTAACTGCTTCAACTGGTAGTTTAGCAACATCAGCACCTTTACCAATTGCTGTTCTGTTGCCACCTGATGCTGTTGCACCCTGTTCAACACCTGTGAATAGATTGTTAATTTGATCCTGCGAAAGTTGTGCTTCAACTACATAACGTTCAATGCTTGTTATCCAAGGATGAACCGTTTTTTGTTCAAACAGTGTAAAAGCTGGTTCGTTCCAACTTTCAGTAATTAGTTTTCTTCTTTGTAGTTGATCTAATCTCATATCATCATCGCCAATTGTTTTTTATCTTCAGGTTTTAAACCGTCTATTTGCTTCTGTATATTAGCTGGAATTTCCATGCTGGCTGTGTTTGGTGCTGCTGCCGGTTGATCACCTGCTGTTGACGCTGTACTTGCGTCTGTGGCGCCATCTGTGCCTGTTTTAGCTTTGTTAAATGCTTGTTTAAAACTTGATCCAAAGCCGCCCACTCCTGGTTTAGCTACATCATCTGGTGCTACTTTACCTGCACTCGGTGCTGCAACGCCGCCTTCGTCTGCAGCAATCTTGTCTTTGGCTGCTGCCATAAAAATTTTGTCTAGTTGTCCACCACTAAAGCCTTCTGCAATAGGTGTCATATGCGAACGATCTATACTTGCTGCTAGATCTGTTCCGCCTACTTTTGCTTTTGCTTGATCTGTTTGTGTTGGAATTGGTGCTGGCTTTGCTGCCGGTGTTGCCGGTGCTGCCGCAGATTTTTTAGCAGTCGCTACTCCTGTCTTTACGGCGCCAGCCGCTGCGGTAGCTGTATTTTTTACACCTTTTGCAACTGCTCCTGCTGCTGCACCTACTTTCTGTGCCATAGTAGGATCTTTCATAGCTGCTTCTGCACCCTTAGTAGGGTATCCGTTTTTTTGTAGAAAGGAAATTACAAGCTCTGGTGTTGCACCTTCTTTACCACCTACCTTACCTAGAAATAAATCGAACTTGTCTGATATCTCGTTAGCCATGGCACCAACTTCAAGTTTACCTTTAGCTCTACGTCCAGTTCTACCAGGTACAAACGATTGAGCCTTAGTGCCAATCTTACCTAATATTCCCATAGGACGTTCATCTAATTGTTGTTCGCTAATTATCTCATTAAGTCTCATATCGATAGTTCCATGTAAATCATATATGTATTTATTTAAAGAACAGCTAAAGCTGTTCTGCGTTTTCGCTATCGCTCAACGCACTTGCTTCGCTATTACTTATGCGAAAGTATTGAAGTGTTAAAATTATTCTAACTATTAACTGCGAAGCAGTTTTAGCATTATCTAGATTGTATGGTCACAATTAGCCCGTTACCGGGGCCAAAGGTGTGTTTTGAACATTATCTGAGTTCGCACAGTCACAATAGCGTTAGATCTACAATGTATCTTATTTTACATAGCATAGGCGGTTATCCGTTACCTACTCAATCCGTCTTAGTATCTTATGTACAACGGCAGTTTACTATACAAACGCTAACTTATATAATAAACCTGCGAGAATTACTCGCTCATTTAGCCTAGTTAAATTACTTCTATTAATATACAGCAAACCGGTTCTGCTTAGGCGTATCCGATCAGCGTCCTGTTAAGGATAGTGCTGTTATACCTCTGCCGTTAACCAGAATTCCCTACCGTCACACATCAGAACGGACTTAGGACCACATGATAGCGCCGTGGCGAGCTTATTTAACGGTGTATTTGCCTAAGGATATATTATGTATTAGTTGTGGTTCTGTATAAAATGCAAATTAAGACTCATTTATTCGTTTTAATTCTTCTTTTAACACTTTAGAACTGCCTACTCTTACGTTGATTATGCCATTGTAATATTCGTCTGATTCTAGTACTCTACGATCAAACTGTTCTTTAGCCTCTAAGTAACTAAGTACGCCTCTGCTGGGACAATAATGTATTATCTCTCTTGTGAATTTGCTTTTGCCTAACTCTTCTACATCTGCTAGTAAATGATCACTGGATCCCCAATAGTCTCTCCAGTCACTTTCTACTTTTGAACGTCTTTTATTTTTTCTGCCCTTGAGTGGTGGGCGTGTCTTTTTAAATTTTGCTAGTTTCTTGCCTATGTATTTTCTGTCGTTAGTAAGATTTGTAATCAGGTAGACGAACCCTTCGCAATCTGCTGGAAGTTCGTTAATCTTCTTTTTCTGGTAGGTCCATTCTGACGTCATCATTAGTAGTTACTTTCTTTGGACGTCCAACCTGGCCCTTTCTGGCTATTTTTCTCTCTGATCGTTTTTCTTGTACTTCTAGTCTTCGTTGACTTGCATGTTTTCTAATTTCACTCAGCCAAAATCTTGCCTTAATTCCTGCTTCATCACTACCATGATACTCAAAGCGTTCCTGCCATTTAAAGTATTTTTGAAACGCCTCAATCATTTGATCATGTGAATCTGTTGCCATACCTATTCCACAATTTCAACATCATTGCTGTAAGATGTAAAACCATTTTCTTTGATTACTTTTAGTACGTGATTAACACGACTTGTTAAATCATCTCTATGACTGATTAAGAATACATTTTTTTGTCTTTCTCTAGTCATTTTCTTAAGGATACCAATACTAGATTCTACTCCAGCACTATCCATACCGCTATCTACAAGTTCATCTATGAACAGTAAGTTAATGCTGTGATACAAGCTCTCCCAAACATCACGGAATGCCCAACTCATAGATAAAATAAGTCTATTGCGTTCACCTCTACTTAAATTATCAAAGTCTAAGTCTTGTCCTAGCTGTGTGATTATAACAGTTAAGTCATTCTGGAATTCAACAATGTGTGGCAAACCAATTTTTGACAAGTAGTATGTGATACGTTGATTTAGATATGCAAGATTTTGCTCAATAATTTTCTTACGAACAAAGCTGTCTTTGTTTGTTAATAGTTTGTATAAGAAATCCTGATGATCTTTTACTTTTGTTAATTCGTTAAGTAAATCAAAACTTACTTCTTGTATTGCAGTATCTTTTAATTCTGTAATTTGTTCACTATAAGGATTAACATCATCTTTCTTTGTTTGTAGATCTTTTTCTAATCCTTCAACAGTACTTCTATGTTGTAATGCTTGTTCTAGTGTATCATATTGTGTAGGTGGACAACCTTCAAGCTCACCAATGTCTGTAATAACAGTTTGATGTTCTTCTAGTTGTGTACCATTAGAAACAATATGTGCTGCCGCTTCTTGTTTTTGTTGTTCCTTATCAAGTAGAATTTCTTCTTGCTTTTTATCATGTAAATCTTGTCCACACGTATGACACTTGTGTTCTTTAAGCAAAACAATTTCGCTATTTAATTTTTCAATTAGTTTTTCTTGTTTAGAATTGTCTGCTTCAATATTAGCAATCCATCGCCTTGCTTCTGATATCATTGAATCTTTTTTATTAAAATCATCTAAACATTTGTGTGCTTCAATTTCTGCTTCAATATCAATTTCTTGTAATATTTTAATGCTTGACTGAAGTTCACCAGCAGCATTTGTTTTTTGATCTTCCCACATACGCTGTTTGCGTTCTAACGATTCAATATTTTGTTGAATCTTTTCGTTAGATATTTTAACAGTTTCAATTCTTGTATTTTCAGAGCTCATTTTGTCTCTATTAATTTTCATTTCTTCTTTGAGACATTCAGCTTTTTCAGATAGTAGTGTAATACCTAACAACTGTTCAATAATTGCTCGTTGATCATTATTCTTTAATGCAAGGAAAGGCTCAGTATATGTGTTCAACGCAATAAGATGCTTAAACATATCATGCGACATGCCAAATAGTTCTTCAATTACTTTTTGCGTTTCTCTACTATCACCTTGACTTTCATCAGTGTCTTCTTCAAGAGCTTTACCATTAATAGTAAACTTTGTAATATTAGGCTTTCGCCCACGTTCAATCTTATAGTCAATACCATCTTTTTCAAAGTTAATTGTAACAAGCATTCCTTTACCGTTAATCTTGTTAATAAGATTATCACGTTTAATGTTTGTTAGTGCATTACCATATATTGCGTAGCTAATTGCGTTAACGATAGTAGTTTTACCAGTGCCGTTTCTGGAACCACTATCGTCACCACCTAAGTCTAGATTTTCACCTAGCACAAGAGTAAGTTCGCCTTTGTCAAAGTTAATTGCTTGAGTCTGGTTACCCACACTCATAAAATTCTTTACAGTTACGTCTTTAATTTTTATCATTGATTACGTCCAAGGTCCCTATATATTTCTACTAGCATACGTTTGTCAATAGTGTCACTATCGATTGCTTCGATCTGATTCATAACAATTGTATCAACACTTTCGAATGTAAGGTCAATAGGATCAACATTTGATTCTATCTCTACCTTTTCTGGAATAAGACTTAGTTCTCTAAGTTTGTATTGTGGAATAAATGTTTCTCTAATAAAGTTTGCTTCTTCAAAACTAATAGGCACGTCGATAGTAACACGACAATGCATATTTTCTCCTAAGTTTTTATCAGGATCTTCAAGTAGTTGACTAAGTTTAAATGTTCTAAACACTGGTTGTTTAGGCCATGTTTTATATTCAGGAGTTCCGCCCCAATCTAAAAACATCATGCCACGTTCATCGTCCCATGCATCTGCATAGTTGTGTGGAAATGCATTACCCATATATGTTACATTGCCTTTAGTTTGTCTTTTATGGAAGTGACCACTAAAAACATATTCTTGATTTACAAAATGATCTGCTTGTAGTGTTCCGTGATCAGGCATCTGTACCATAGCATTCATGTAAAACAGTGGAAGTTCAAAATGACCAAATACATATCTACTTTTGATCTTAGGAACCATTTTCCATTCTTCACCTACTAGCCAAGGTAACAATGTTACTTCGCCTTCTGTGAAAACATCTGTAATAGGAATGATGTTAGGAAACAATCTCATAAACTCAATAGAGTTTATTTCACGTTTGTCTTTATAAAACAAATCATGATTACCTACCATAAAGTAAGTCTTTTCAAATGTTTCGTTAATTCTTTCTAAATTAGAAACTGTATAGTTCATCGTGCTAACATCTGTAGTCGCACGGTTATGATGCCAGTCTCCTAAAAATATGCAAGTTTCAGCACCAGCGGCTTTTGCTTCGTCACAAAACCACTTTACGAATTCTTCGCAGTCCATGTTATGCGTTCTGCTTCCACCTTTCATACCAAAGTGT